CCATCTACTTAACAGCCAGCAACATTCCAGCGTAAGGAGAATAAATAATGGCAAATCCACAAGTCGTACAAGGTACACTGAATAGACTACTAGCCAACGTAGTCTATGCAGATTTTCCGCAGTTAAACGTAACAGCACCATACTTGGCTAAAGAAGCTATTAGCCTTGGCTTTGACGGTGACACTTCCCAATTGATCGGCACTCTTACTGGCGCTGTAACAAGCCCAGAGCCGTACATTTATGGGACTGCCACTATTCATTTGCTAAGAACTCAAGCTCTTGGTAATGCTTATAAGACACAAATTGAAACCAATACTACTTTGGGTTCAGTAACAGTTATTCCTGATTCGACAGTTTTATCATCATTTCAGTTAAATAATTGTGTTCTAATGAGTATCCAAGAAGTAGCTTTTGATGGTACACAAGCTGGCTTAATTGTTCGCTTGCGTGGTGTATATTCTGTCAACTCAGCACTATTTGCAGCAGCTTAATGTAAAAGGAAAAAAGTGAAAATAGATCGTAATCTGAATTTAGTGATGCAAGTTCAGACCGCCAAAAATGGCTTAGTTTATATCCATTCAGCATCAATTGGCAGGTCTGTTTTTGAACAGTTTTACTTAGAATTAGGCAAAGTATTTAGTCAATGCTTTGATAGTGTTAATCAAGCCCATTTAGCCCTATCTGCGCCACAACTAGCCTATCCTGCACTCAAGTCAATTGCGACTAAGGCAGATAACTGGGATGGTGCTGGTGGGGTTAAATTTGGTCTTGTAAATGAAATTATTAGATTAACCAATGTTGTTTTTGCTGGCGAAAATGGTTGGGAAACTTTACCGTTTGATGTTGCAGTAAAGCGTGAAATATTGGATGAAGATGAGGAAGCGGAAACGCTTAGTTCTTTAGTTTTTTTTACAGCAATCTCCAAGGTTGCTCCGAAGGATCTGAAAAATTCTTTCTTGGAGATGGCAGGAGCATTAAGAAACTGGGAACTTACATCCTTGGATTCTACGGAGTTTCAGAATGGTTTGCCGATCTCGACCAAGAAAGGCAATACTGGAAAGAAGGCGAAGGAATCATCAGTCATTGCTTAGAGTTTTTAAGTAATGAAGGTTTTGGAGAGTTTATTAAAGAAATTGGCGGTAAATGGGAAGATTCTTCTGAATATCGACAAAGGCATTTAATAAAGGTAATTAATAATTTATCAATATTTTGATTACTAAGGAATAACATGGCAACAAAATCAGTAATCGAAATTGATATTCTTGATGAGAAATTCCAAACCTTTGCCAAAGAGTTTGCAAAGTTTCAAAAAGTTCTTAAAGATATGCCTTCCGATTGGAAGAAAGCAGGAACAGAAGCTGGCAAATCTACAGAACAAGCAGATAAAAGTTTAAAAAATGCCAAAAAGAGCCAAGATGCTCTTAATAAATCCATTCGAGATGGAAATATTGCACTAAAAGATGTAGCTTTTACCACAGCCAATATAGCCCGAAATATGGCTTCTATGGCTTATTCTGCGGCTAAATTTTTAACATTTGGATCATTGGTATCAGGTTTTGGTGTAGGAGCTTTAGCGGCTTCTGCAACCAGTTATAGAACGGAAGCAAGGATTGGTGGATTAACCACAGGTCAAGTTCGAGCAACAGAAACTGTATTAGAACCTTATATTCCAAATGTTAAAGGCATTTTAGATAATATTTCTCGTATTCAAAGTAATTTATTAGAACAATATAAACTGGTTGGTGCTGGTGGAACTACTAATAAAACTGTATTTGAAAACTTTTTTGATATTTTAGATAAAGCCAGAGAAGCAGTAAGACGATCTGGCGGTAAAGTGGATATTGCTTATGCCACTTCTCCATTTTTAAAAGATATTATTCCTGATGAATCAGTATTGCGAAATATTGCTGGTCTTTCAGAAGAAGAATATCGCAAAATTAGACCTCGCACAGAAGCAGAAGCGGCTAGATTAGGAGTTAAAGATGCTGATTCCGAAACAATGCAAAGATTTTTTACTGCTTTAAAAGATGCTGGTAATGTAATAGAAACTTCATTTATTAAAAATCTACAAACTATTACACCAAGATTACAAGAATTAACTACTGCTGTTGCAGATACTATTGCTCGATTTTTAAGTAGCAAAGAATTTGCTATTTGGATGGATAAAGCAGGAAAAGCAATTGAAGATTTTGTTGATTATTTAACTTCCCCAAAAGCCATAGATGATTTTGAAAAATTTACTACCGCTATTAGCAATGTTGCTAATGGATTAGTCAATCTTGCAACTTTGCTTGGATTATTTCCAAAAACCGAACAAGAACAAGCAGAAGAAGATCAAAGAAAAGCTATTACTTTAGGCGGAGCAAATAATGTTACAGGATTATTGAAATCTGGCGCACAGAATGTAGGTGATACTTCTAGAAGTTTAGTAAAAAATTGGTATGATTACCCATTAAGCACATTAACTAATTTAGGAAAAACCCTAACAACTCCTATAGCAACAACAGATACAATTACCAACTTTTTTAAAGCATCTACTGCAAATGTAGGTAAATTGGCAGGAGTAAATCCAAATTTGGCTGCATCTATTAAAGCGGCTGGTTTTGATGTAGAAAGCGGAAGAAGAACTTTAGAACAAGAAAATTCTTTAATTGCTGGATATGATAAAAATGGAAATCCTATTACTGCAGCAGGCAGACCTGTGGGTGGCGCAAAGAGTCATCATATACCCGGTGAAGCAGTTGATGTAACTATGGCAAGTTTAGCTAAAGTATTATCTAAATATTCTGAACAAGAATTAAAAGAAAGATTTAATTTATATGCGCCAGTAGGAAAAAGAGATCCTAACCATTTAGAATTATGGGATAAAAACAGGACAGATATTTATGTTAATAATCCTGCTGGATCAGGAATAACAGTGACTTCTGCAAGCCAATCAGGTACACAAAGTTCAGTAGGGGGTAGATAATGGCATCTGTTGGAGAAACTATTTTTTCGGCTGCTTATGAAATATCGCCAATTATTCTTCAAAATGGTCTTGCTCAATATTTAGGCGGATATGCTCCGTTGAATATTTTACTTCCAAGTTTGGAAGGTGCTCAATTTTTTGCTAATTACAAACCTTTGCCGGGTGGTACATTAGCTGATTGGCAAGTTGCTGAATATCCTTTTGCAAGTTTTGTTACTGCAGCTAATGCGGTTGTTCAAAATCCTTTAAGAATCAGTATGTTAATGGTATGCCCAGCACAAAATGATGGCGGTTATATTATTAAACAAGCAATTCTAACTGCTTTGCAATTTGCTATTCAACAACATATTTCATTAGGGGGAACTTTTACGGTTATAACCCCTGCATTTACTTATGCAAATTGTTTATTAACTAGCATTAGGGATATTACTAATCCAAGCGAAAAACAAGTGCAAAAAATGTTTCAATGGGATTTTATACAACCATTAATTACTTCTTCAGCGGCTCAATCCGTTTTGGGAACATTAATGAATAAAATTGATCAAGGTTTACCAACATTGCCAACTTGGAATGCTCCTGTTATAGATAATTCCACTCCATTAATGCCATCATGACTACGTTAGTTCAATTTAAACCTTCTTCTAATGCTAATTTTCAATTTACTCCTGTATTGGATGGCATTACTTATACTGCTATATGCACTTGGAATCTTTATGGGCAAAGATATTATTTGAACATTTATAACAATTCAAATACTTTGATTGTTACCAATCCTATTGTTGCTTCACCTGATAATTTTGATATTAATTTAGTTTACGGATATTTTAAAACTTCCACCATTATTTATAGAGCTAGTAGTAATAGTTTTGAGATTTCTCCATGAGATTTTATGATATAACTATTTCTCCTCCAAACGAAAATCCTCAGGCTTTTGAGGCTTTTAGTTTTAGTTCTCAATCAGGCATAGGAATAAATAACTATTCTTGTTTAAGGGTAGATTTAGATTTTTTTCAAAATTGGTTTCATCAACCTTCTGCAAATGGTCATGTAAAAATCTGGGGAGTTGATTTAAAAACATTAAATCAAAAAGCAGATTTAAACCCAGTATTAATTAATGGAACATATCAATATAAACAAATTTATATTCAAATTGGTATGGCTAAAGGGTTGCCTTTTGCTAATCCTAAACAAGCAGGATTGGCAATACAAGGCTCTATTATTCAGGCTTTTTCTACATGGCAAGGAACAGAAGTCGGTTTAGATCTTATTTTTGTTCCATCGGCTGTAAATCCTAATGTAAAAGCCAATATTCCTGTAATTTGGGAAGAAGGAACTGAATTAACCGATATTGTAAAAACCGCATTAACTACCGCTTATGGAATACCTGTAAATGGGTCATTCAGTAAAAATTTAAAATGGACTGAAAAAACTCAATCACAAAATTTTAATTTAATTTCTTTTTCACAAACTATAAATAATATAAGCCGAATTATTAATAAATCGTCAAATTATTTAGGTGCAAGTATTACACTTAATACTGCCGGTTTTTATTTAAGTGATACTGGTGTGACTCCTACTGCGGCTAAAACTATAACATTTAACGATATTATCGGAAATTTAACTTGGTTAGATATTAATTTAATTCAAGCAAAAGTAGTAATGAGAGCAGATATTAATGTTGGAGATTACATTACTTTTGAACAAAATATTCCTGTAAATAATGTGATAAATAATAATTCTCAATATAGAAATAATTTATCTTTTAATGGAACTTTTTATGTACAAAGAGTTCATCACATGGGAAGCAGTCGGCAACCAGATGGAAATTCTTGGGTTACTGTTATAGATGCTGTAATAAATACTTTTAATGCGGGTTAAATATGAGTATTAATCAAAAAATTCCGTATGCAGTATCTTCTACTAATTATATTCAATCAAAAATTGATGCTAGTCAAGAATATTTTGGGCAAATTTTGCCATGTGTTGTAACCGAAGTTAATGGCTCATTCGTAACAGTTAATTTTCAAGTAGATACTAATGAAAAATTTACATTTCCTCCTATTACTTGCCCTATAGCAGAAAGTTTTTATGTAAGACTTCCTGTGCAAGTAAGAGATACTGGAATTTGTATTCCTGCGGCAACTCGATTGGGAGGCATAACAGGATTAAATAATACATTAGCACCATTAGGGCTACAACCAAATTTAGGTGGTTTAGTTTTTGTACCTATTGGAAATAAAACTTGGACTACTTTAGACCCTAATGCAGTGGTTATTAGCGCATCTAATGGCGCAATTATCCGTACTGATGATGGCAAAGCTGTTGTTACTATTGCAGATGATAAAATTACAGTTGCTTACCAAAGTGTTAATTTTGTAATAGATGGCAGTAAAGTAACCATTAATGGTAATTTACAAGTAAATGGCACAATTAATGCTACTGGAGATATTTCTTCTGGATCTGTTACATTGAAAACACATACACATAATGTAGTTAATGTTCAAGGCGGACTTGCAACCATTACTACAACAGTTGGAGCAGGATAATGA